AATTTCACAAAATATTCAATACAACACTATTACTCCTTTATTTAATGTCTTTTCACCAGACGATACAAAAGTTAGTACCCAGTTAAGATCTGTTACTGGAACTAGTGTTTCTGGAAATGAAACTTCATTCTTAGATGTTGGATTTGAACCTATTGAATTAAATACATTCAATTCATTAAATTCTCCAAGATTACTTGCTTCCAATATAAATGAGCAAAATCGTCTTGGTGATCTTCCAAATAATAAATCACTTACGCTTGCTATTAAGTTAGAAAATGGTGGTGATGAATATATGTCTCCTGTTGTTGATCTTGAAGAACGAGCAACGATTGCTCTTGGTAGAAATAGATTGAACAAACCAATTAGTGATTATGCGAATGATTCTGGTTCCAATCAGATTTCAGGCGATCCACATGCTTCAGTATACATCTCTAAGAGAATTAATATTCAGAATCCAGCATCTTCTCTGAAAGTATTGCTTTCTGCATATCGTGATGCTTCTTCCGATTTTAGAGTTTTCTATAGATTATTTAAATCAGACTCTACTGAAGTTGAGCAATCATATATACCATTCCCCGGATACACAAATCTTATTGATGTAGACGGTGATGGTTTTGGTGATCAAATTATTAATTCTTCTGATAATAATGGTCTTCCTGATAAATTTGTTAGAGCAAGTAAAGTTGATGAGTTTGTAAACTATCAATTTAGTGTTGATGATTTAGACCAATTTAATGGTTTCCAAATTAAAATAGTTATGAGTAGCACTGATGAATCAAAACCAGTTAAAATGAAAGATTTGAGGGTTATAGCTCTTGCGTAAAATAAAAGTTGATGGGCATCACAATTTATATCGCGACAAAGATACTGGAGCGATAATCAATTGTGATGCTGAAGAATATAATAGTTATATAAAGTCTAGAAATTCAAAGATGCTCCAAAAAAGGGAAATTCAAGATTTGAGAGATGAGATTGATGAACTTAAAACTTTGTTGAAACGGTTCTTAGATAAATAGTTAAAAAATAAGTGTCCAATGTCTGCTGTTTATGTAAACAATTTGGTTATAAACATGGGAACGGACTTTGAGAGGTTCTTTACCCTATCTAATAATACTGGTAATGCGCTATTAGATCTTACGGGATACACTGGCATAGCGAAGATGGCAAAACACGCTAACTCTAAAAATAGAGTTGAATTTAACGTTTCTATCAGTGCCCCAACCGCTGGTATTTTGTCAATTGCTTTATCGTCTGCACAAACTGCTGCTCTTTCAGAGGGCAGATATGTTTATGATATCGTTATAGATGATGGTTTTAAAAAAACTAGGGTAATTGAAGGAATGGTACTTGTTAGGAGAGGAGTTTCAGTTTAATGACGTACATACCAGTTACAATTGGCGAACAGGATTCAATACAGGTAATTACGGCGTTTGGCGGTGGAGAAACACCAGCTCTAGCACTTAGAGCAGTTGATGTTGTTGGTGGTATAACTTCCACTAGAGAACTTACAAATACAGGAGATTCTGAGTTTGTAGGAATTGCAACTTTTAGAGATTCTCTACTTGTAGAAAAAGATTTTAGCGTTGCGGGTGTATCAACATTTGTTGGTGACGTAACGTTTGGTGGTGGAACGATTGGATTAGGTGATGCACCTACAGATAGTGTTGTATTTGCTGCAGATGTAGATTCTAGTATTTTACCTAATACAGATAACACTTTTGATTTAGGATCCATCGTTAAGAGATGGAGAGATATATATTTAAACGTTGGTGTTGGCAAAACCTATGGAATTGCATACTTTGGTGCTAATGCTCAACTAGTTTCAACAACAACTCCTTCAGCATTAGGAATAACAACATCATCTCTAATATTAACAGTAGATGATACTGGAGTTCCTGGTTGGAGTGATGGTATTGACGGAGGATTCTTCTAATGGCAAAACCGACTACGAGAGGAGAATTGATTGATTATTGCTTAAGGCAACTTGGAGCACCAATTCTTGAAATCAACGTTGCAGAGGAGCAGACAGATGATCTTCTAGATGATGCCTTGCAATATTTTCAAGAACGTCATTTTGATGGTGTTGAAAAAATGTATCTGAAATATCAGATTACACAAAGTGATATAGACAGAGCAAGATCAAATACAGAAACAAATCGCACTGTAGGAATTACCACTTATACATTCCAGGAAGGTAATAACTACATAGAAATACCAGACAGTGTTATTGGTATTGAAAAAATTTTTAAGTTTGATTCTAATACTATATCTGGAAATATGTTTAGTATTAAGTATCAACTATTTTTGAACGATATGTATCAGTTCAATTCTGTTGATCTCTTAAATTATGTAATGACAAAATCATATCTAGAAGATATTGATCATATACTAACTCCAGATGTTCAAATAAGATTTAACAAAAGACAGAATAGACTGTATCTAGATATAGATTGGGAAACTCAAACTCCTGATACATATATTGTTATTGAATGTTTTAGAATTTTAGATCCTTCTAATAACGCTGCTGTTTATAATGATAGTTTCTTAAAGAAGTATTTGACTGCATTAATAAAGAAACAGTGGGGTCAAAATCTAATTAAGTTTAAGGGAGTTAGACTTCCAGGCGGTATAGAATTTAATGGTAGAGAAATATACGAAGATGGACAAAGAGATTTGGATGAAATAATCCAAAAGATGTCTACCGATTACGAATTACCACCTTTCGATATGATAGGATAAAATATTATGGCAACTAATCCGCTATTTCTTCACGGAACTTCTGACGAACAAAATCTAATTCAAGATTTAGTTAATGAGCAGATAAGAATGTTTGGGAGTGATGTTTTTTATCTTCCCAGAAAAATAATTAATAAAGATACAATTTTAGGTGAAGTAGAATCTTCTAGTTTTGATAATAGATTTATTATTGAAATGTTTATCGCCAGTGATGAAGGATATGGTGGTGCTGGCGATGTAATGACAAAATTTGGTTTAAATATAAAGGATGATATAACCTTCGTTGTTTCCAGAGAAAGATTTGATTTATTCATATCACCAATGTTACTAAGCATTTATGGATCAAATGCTTCTCTGAGACCAAGAGAGGGTGATTTGATATATCTTCCCTTGGTAAGAAGATTATTTGAAATTAAATTTGTCGAACACGAAAAACCTTTTTATCAATTAAAGAAGAATTATGTATATGAGTTGCAATGTGAACTCTATGAATATCAAGATGAAGAAATTGATACCAGTGATCAGAATATTGATGACATAGTTAAGGATGTGCCATATGTTGAAATGATATTGATGCACACAGATGCTATTGGAGCAACTGGACAAGCAGAGGCAGTCTTTATTGAAAATAATCCTGGATTTGTTAGACAAATTGTTTTAAACAATGATGGAAACGGATATGATACAACTCCAATAGTTAGTATTGAACCTTCTCCAGTTGGTTTAGCGACTGCTAACGCTACTGCTGTCGCTGTAACAAGAAAAGTTGGAGATGCAAAATCAGTAGAAGAAATTTTAATAACAAATACTGGTTATGGGTATACAACGGTTCCAACTGTCACAATATCTGGAGGTGGAGGAGTTGGTGCAGCAGCAACAGCTGTCGTACAACAATCTGATAATTGGATTAAGCAAATTGCAATCACAAACATTGGGTCTGGATATAGAACTCAACCAGCAGCACCATTTATAACAGATCCAGATGTATCTGGAAATACTAAACCATCTTTAGTTGCAATTACAACTACAAGTGGTGGAGGGTCTATATCTGAAATTAGAATGCGTGATGCTGGTAGTGGTGGATATACAAACCAACCAATAATGACAATTAATGAACCATTTAGTCTAGTTGGTCTTGGAACTGCTGAATATAAACTTTCTGAAGTTGTAACAGGAGAAGTTTCTGGAGCAACTGCATTCGTTGCTTCTTGGGATATAAATAATATGCAATTAAGAGTATATTCTTCTACAGGAGATTTTTTACAAGGAGAAAATATTGTAGGTTCTGAAACTGGTGCCAAGTACAATATAAATCTTATTGCAAAACATGCTGCATCAGAACCATATTCTAAAAATGATGAGATTGAACAGGCAGCAGACCTACTCATCGATTTTTCTGAAGATAATCCATTCGGTACGTATTAATGCTAGGATCTTATTTTTATCATCAAATATTAAGAAAAACTATAATTGCATTTGGAACTATTTTTAATGATATTGAAGTATGTCATACCGATAGTTCAGGAAATGTTACTAGTAAAAACAGAGTTGCATTATCTTATGGTCCCGCACAAAAATTCTTAGCAAGAATAGAACAACAAAAAAATCTAGCAAAACCAGTTCAGATTACATTGCCACGAATGTCATTTGAACAGACTGGGATTTCTTATGATGCAACAAGAAAGTCTTCAGTAACTCAAACATTCAAAGCATCAGATGGAAAAAAGGTTTTTATGCCCGTTCCATATAACGTTGATTTTGAATTAAATATTTTTACGAAACTGAATGATGATGCTCTTCAAATAGTAGAACAAATATTACCATATTTTCAACCATCTTTTACAGTAACTTTAGATCTAGTTGAATCTATTGGAGAAAAGAGAGACATACCAATTATTTTAAATAATATTTCTTTTCAGGATGATTATGAAGGAGATTTTTCAACTAGAAGAGCACTAATATATACTTTAAACTTCACTGCAAAAACATATCTATTTGGTCCTATTGCAAGTTCTGTTGAGGGTCTTATTCGTAAGGTTAATGTTGATATGTACGGAAATACTAGTATTAAGACAGCAACAAGAGAAGTAAGATACACAGTACAACCAGAACCTAAGAAAGATTACAATAATGATGGTGAGATTACTGTTGAAGATAGACCATTTATTCAACCTGGAGATGATTTTGGATTTAGCGAAGAAACTACTTTCTTCCAGGATGGAAGAAACTTTAGTCCAACACAACAATCTGATATTTGAATATGAAAGATAATTATGATTCTATTGACCAAGCACTCGACATCGAGAGTAGCATTGTCGAGTCAACTCCTATTAAACCTACTCCACCAAAGCAAGAGAAGGATGATATAAAAAAGGATTATGAATACACCCGTGCAAATTTATATTCACTTATAGAAAAAGGTCAGGAAGCAATCAACGGCATCATGGAACTTGCTGGTGAGAGTGCAAGTCCTAGAGCATATGAAGTTGCTGGACAGTTAATAAAAAGTGTTGCTGATACAACCGATAAACTTGCTGATCTTCAAAAGAAGGTCAAAGATTTGGATGAAGATAGTAAAAAGGGACCGACTAATGTTACAAATAATGCTATGTTTGTTGGATCAACAGCAGATCTTCAAAAGATGTTAAAGCAAGGTTTTCTAAATAATAACGATAAGAAATAAATTATAATATGAACGAAGGAAACCTACACAAGTGGTTTAGTAAATCTAAATCTAAAGATGGTAAATCTGGATGGGTAAATGTCGTAACTGGCGGAACTTGTGCTAGTGATGAACCTGGTGAAGGAACTCCTAAGTGTGTATCATCTGCCAAAAGGGCAAGTATGTCCAAAGCAGAAAGATTATCTGCACAAAGAAGAAAGAAAAAAGCGGATCCTGGGCAGCAGCAAAAATCAGGTGCTGCTAAACCAACATATGTTTCAACCGACAAACCTAAGAAAAAAATGAAAGAAGAAACTATTATTGAAGCAGATAAAAAAGGTAAGGGTAGTGGCACGAAAGATGCTTGCTACAAGAAAGTAAAAGCAAGTGCTAAAGTATGGCCAAGTGCATATGCATCGGGTAGACTAGTTCAATGTCGTAAGAAAGGTGCGGCAAACTATGGAAAATCTAAAACAGAATCTTATGATTATTCCAATTGGAGAGATGAGTTTAAAGCATTAGAGATCGAAACTGTTAATTTAATTGAACCAGATCCTTTGGTTATAAATGGAGTTGCAAGAGTATCTGAGGAGGTCTTGTCACGGTCAAATAAAAGAAAAACATTTAGTCAATTTGTGGAGGGGTGCGAACTAAAATACTGCCCAAAGTGCAAAAAGATTGAGACCAGATCTGATTGTGCTTATGGTGGGTCTTATTGGGATAATAATGCTAAAGAAGTAAGTACTGGTGAAGATGGTTCTATGGAGGTTGCCGAAGACTGGCAAAAAAAGTCCGGCAAAAACCCTGAAGGAGGATTAAATGAAAAAGGCAGAAAGTCGTATGAGCGTCAAAACCCAGGAAGCGATCTTAAGAGACCTTCAAAAAAAGTTGGGAACCCTCGTAGAAAAAGTTTTTGTGCGAGAATGAAAGGGATGAAGAAAAAGTTGACATCTAAAAAGACTGCATCTGATCCAGATTCTAGAATTAATAAATCATTAAGAGCTTGGAATTGTTGATTTGATTTATGAGTGAAGTATATCTTGGTAATCCTAATCTAAAAAAAGCAAATACTGCGATTGAATTTACGCAGGAACAAATTATTGAGTTTCTGAAATGTAAAGAAGATCCAGTATATTTTGCTAATAATTATATAAAAATTGTTTCTCTTGATGAAGGATTAACTCAGTTTCATCCTTATCACTTTCAAGAAAAGTTAATCAATAATTTTCATAATAAAAGATTTAATATATGTAAGATGCCACGACAGACTGGTAAATCCACTACAGTCGTATCTTACCTTTTGCATTATGCTGTCTTCAATGACAGTGTAAACATTGGCATCCTGGCAAACAAAGCAGCAACCGCAAGAGAACTTCTTGGAAGATTACAAACTGCATACGAGAACTTACCAAAATGGATGCAACAAGGTATTATATCATGGAACAAAGGATCTCTGGAGTTAGAAAATGGCAGTAAGATATTGGCAGCTTCTACGTCTGCGAGTGCTGTCCGAGGTATGTCGTTTAACATCCTCTTTCTCGACGAATTCGCGTTCGTCCCAAATCACGTTGCTGACTCGTTCTTTGCATCTGTTTATCCTACTATTACTTCTGGTAAAAGCACCAAAGTAATTATTGTATCTACCCCACATGGTATGAATCATTTCTACCGTATGTGGCATGATGCAGAGAAAGGAAAGAACGAGTATATACCAACCGATGTTCATTGGTCAGAAGTTCCTGGTAGAGATTCAAAGTGGAAAGAGACAACAATTGCAAACACCTCTGAAGCTCAATTCAAGGTCGAATTTGAATGTGAGTTTTTAGGATCTGTCAATACACTAATAAATCCTGCCAAACTTAGAACTCTAGTATATGACGATCCAGTAAAACGAAACGCAGGATTAGACATTTATGAGAATCCAATAGAAGAGCATAACTACATGATATCAGTAGATGTTTCGCGTGGATTAGGAAATGATTACTCAGCATTCATTGTATTTGATATAACAGAGTTTCCCTATAGAGTAGTAGCAAAATATAGAAATAACGAAATTAAACCTATGTTATTTCCAAACATCATATACGATGTTGCAAAGGCATACAATAATTCGTGGATGTTGATTGAGATTAATGATATTGGTGATCAAGTAGCAAGTATTCTTCACTTTGATTTAGAGTATGAAAACATTCTTATGTGCTCCATGAGAGGACGTAACGGTCAAGTTGTTGGTTCTGGATTTAGCGGTAAAAAATCTCAACTTGGATTGAGAATGACTGCTGGAGTTAAAAAGTTGGGATGTTCTAATCTTAAAACTCTTCTTGAAGATGATAAACTTATAACTAATGATTATGAAATTATATCCGAACTAACCACATTTGCTCAGAAAGGAAATTCTTTTGAAGCAGAAGATGGATGTAATGATGATTTGGCAATGTGTTTAGTTATTTTCTCTTGGTTAGTTGCACAAGATTATTTCAAAGAAATGACTGATAATGATGTACGTAAAAGGTTATATGAAGAAAAGAAAAATGAAATCGAACAAGATATGGCACCGTTCGGATTTATCTCTGACGGATTTACTGATGAAG